GGGCCGTGGAGCGAACCGGCCCGCCCCCGCGACGCCGCCCGCGTGGTGTACAACATGGTGGACAAGGCGCTGGACCAGCGGATGCAGATCATCATGGATCAGCGCCCGGGGTTCAGCGTCACGCCGACCACGCAGGACCCCGAGGACCGACGCAAGGCGCAGGCGCAGCAAGTGGCGCTGGAGTACCAGCACGAACAGCAGCAGATGACGCGGATCGGGCGGGAGGCCGTGTTCTGGGCGCAGACGGACGGCGTGTCCTTCTGGCACCAGTCGTGGGACCCCGACCGGGGGCCGTGGGACGAACGAATGGGGGACCAGCCGGGCGAGCGCAAGCCGCTGGGCGACCTCGTCACGCAGACGCTGCGAGTCGAACAGGTGCGCGTGGCGCCCAACGCCACCGCCAGCATCCCACCGTACTGGGTCATCATCCGGGAGGTGATCTCGCGTTCCGAGGCGGCGTTCCGCTACGGCGTGACCGGGCTGGACGCCGCCGACACCACGCTGGCCACCGGCAACGCCCCGACCTACAACGGGTCGGAAGGGCTGGGCGCGTGGGTATTGACCCAGACAACCATCGGGGAAGGGCAGCGGCTGCGCGACGAGGACGTGACCGAGCGGTTCACGGTCTATGTGGCGCCCCACGCCGACGCCCTCCCCGAAGGGCTGCACCTGGTCGTGGTGGGCGACAAGGTCGTGTTCGGGCCGGATCGGCTGATGTGGGGCGTCATCCCCGTAATCCCCGTGCGTGACGGCTCTAGCGACCCGTCGTATTTTCCGCGCCCCGTGATGGAGCAGTGGCTGGACCACCAGATGCGGGTCAACGCCCTGCTCTCCAAGTGGGTCGAGAACATCCGCGTCAACGCAGGCGGGCGGTTCCTGACGCGCCCCAACGCCATCGCGACCGAGACGTTCATGGGCGGCGTCACGTCCATGATCGAGATCCGGGGCGCTGGCCCCATGAGCGACACGATCCAGCCGGTGCAGGGCTTCAGCGTCGGCAACGACGTAAAGGAGGCGCTGGCGCTGGAAAAGACCGCGTTCGAGGACGCCTCGGGCTGGAATGCCGTCTCGCGCGGGCAGGTCACGGGCGAGTCCGGCCGCGCCATCATTGCCTCGCGCGAGCAGCTAGAGCGCGTGTTCAGTCCCGCCGTCAACGCGCTGGCGATGGCGTTCACGGACTGGGCCAAAGTGACGCTGGCCGGCATGGCGTGGGGCTACGACGTGCCCCGGGCGCTGGGCGCCGTGGGCAAGGGGCGCCCGGACCTCGCGCGCGCGGTGTCGGCCACGGACTTTGACGGCGTGTCGGACGTAAAGGTGGACGCCGCCACGATGATGCCGATGCCGATGGCGTTCCGCATGTACCTGCTGGACAACTGGCTACAGACCGGCGTGATCGACCTCAAGGAGTACCGGCGCCGGCAGATGTTCGCCGTGGCGCGGGACCTGGGGACACCGGACGAGGACCAGGAAGCGCGCGCCATGCGGGTAGCCGAGGCCATCCGGATGGGCTACGCGCCCCCCGAGCTGCGGTGGCAGGACAACGAGGCGATCCACCAGGACGTGCTGGAGCGCCAGATCCTGCTGCAAGACGACTTGTCGCCTGAGATCATCGCCGCCGCGCAAGAACGGTGGACGGCGCTGGCCAATCAGGCGAACCAGAAGCAGGGCGGGATGCCCCCCGGTGCCCCCGCTGGCCCGCCGATGGGCGGCCCCGGCGAAGGGCCACCGGCTGCCTCCGTGCCTGCGCTCCCGCCGGGCCAGTTGCCCTTGGCGAGCGGCAATCCCCCCATCGGTGTCGCCAACCTCATGCAGCAGACGATGGCTGGCACCGACGAGGCCGAGCAAGCCGCGCTCCAAGCGGACGCCTTATCCCGGCAGACCTAGTACACCCCAGTCCTTCCCTTTATGGAATCCGCTGTCGCCACACCCACCCAAGCCGCCGAGGCGCCATCCGACATCAGCGCCGCGATGGACAACGCCGTCGAGTCGGCTATCGCGGAGTTTACGCAGGAGCAGGCGGCCGAACAGGCAGAGGCGCAGCCTACCGAGGGCGCCGAGGAATCGGACCAGCCGGTCCTAGAGGCGGAGGAGGGCGAGGAGGCAGCCACCGAGGAGGTGGCGCTCCCCGAGGGCTTCGTCATGGTCGAGCCGGTGGCCGATACGCTGGCGACCGACTTTGTCCTCAAGGATGCCGAGGGCGAGGAGTTGGAGGTGCCGGCCCTCATGGTCGAGTACAAGGCCAACGGGAAGGTGCGCCGGGACCGGTTGGACCAAGTGGTCAAGCTGGCCCAGTTCGGGGTGTACAACCAGGAGCGCGAGGAGCGGGTCCAGTCGGTCGAGCAGGAGGCGCAGGCCGTAGCCAAGCAGCGCGAGGAGCTGGCCGAGATACTGGCCGAGCGCGAGGCGCAGCTAGAGCGCCTGCTGACGGACGACGAGTTCTTCCTGGCCGTACAGGAGCAGTTTGCCCGCGAGAACAGCCCGGAGCGTCGGGCGGAGCGGGCGGAGCAGGATCTTCGCAACTTGCAACTGCAGCAGGAGTTGCAGCATATTTCGGCCGTAGGACAGCAGTTCCACATGCAGGAGGTGGCACCGGCCCTGAGTCTGATCACTCAGACCCTGCCAACCATCCAGCTGGCGGAACTGGAAACACGATTGGCTGACGCCATGCAGGCGCACGCGGTGATCGCCCCCACGGGGGACCGATACATTCCCGCGTCACGCTACGATGCGGTGCGAAAGTACATCGTGGAGGACTTGGCCCTCTGGGCGCAGATGGCGCATCGGTACCGCAGCGAATCAGCCACCGATCCCGTTCGGGAACAGGCGCTGGTCGAGCGAGATCGGGCGCGCGTCGAGGCGCAGAAAGCCAAGCGACAGATCGGTCAGGCGCTCAAGCCCGTCACCGGGTCCGCTGCTCCAGCGGCGAGCAAGCCGAAAGCCAAACCGATCACCACGGTTGACGAGGCGATGGAAAGTGCCATCGCCAGCGTTCTTTCCACGATTCGCTAGCGTCCCATAGGAGGGACCACCATGCCTGCACCGACAGTCATTACCGATACGGAGCTGACTGGGCTCCTCAAGAACGTCTACGCCCAGTTCCGCGAGAAGGTCCAGAACCAGGTCACCCCGCTCCTCGCCCAGCTAGAGAAGGCCAAGGCGGGCGGCATCCGCAACATGCGCTGGGGCGGCAACAACGTGTTCTTCGACGTGGTCACCGGCCGCGCGTCGGGCGCCACGTTCTCCAGCGCCGGGTACTTCCCCGGTGACACCACCGCGCAGGAAGTTCAGGCGAACGTCGGCGTGGTCCGCGCCTACACCACCCGTCAGGTGGACGGCCTCGCCTTCGTCGGGACGCAGTCGAAGGAGGCCGCGTTCACCACGATCCTCCGCAAGACGATGGAGGAGATCAAGGACGCTTCCAAGCTGCTCATGCAGCAGGCGCTCCACAACAAGCCGGACGGCATCGTCGCGCTGGTGTCCAGCTACTCCGCTGGCCCGCCGGTCACCGTCGTGGTCAACAGCCCCTACGGGCTGGCCAACGCCGGGCAGGGCTCGCTGCTCATCTCGGTGGGCGACACCATCGCCATCCTGAACCCCACGGGCCCGGCAGTGCGCGGGCGGGCGCAGGTCACCGCGATCAGCGTCTCCGGCGACAACTCGACCCTGACCCTGTCGGCCGCGATCTCCGGCACCGCCGGGTCGGACTGGGTGGTCAAAGCAACCGCCAGCGACACGTCGTACAACAGCGCCATGAACGGGCTGATTAACATCACCAACCGTGGCGGCTCCTACGGGACGCTGCACGGCGTGGCGGCCTCGACCTACCCGATCTGGAACACGGTGCGCCTGACTGCCGGCACCGACACTCCGGACGCGAACCAGCCGACCGAGTCGGACATCTGGGATCTCATCCAGCGGATCAACGGGCTCTCCGGCAAGGACGCCATGACCCGCCCGCAGGAGTTCCTGCTCATGTCCACCCCGGGCGTGACCAAGAAGCTCATGGAGTCGATGGTGGCGCAGCGCCGGTTTACGGCGGGCGAGTTCTCGCGCACCATCAAGGGCGGCTACCGCGCCGTCGAAATCTGCGGGATCAACATGGTGCAGGACTACTACGTCCCCGCCGGCACCATCTACCTCCTGCACATCCCCTCGCTCTCATGGGTGGATGCAAAGGACTGGGGCTTCGTCGAGTTCGAGGGCGCCGGGCCGTGGCGCTGGCTGCAGGGCCGCGATGCGTTCGAGACGACCTATGGCTGGTACGGCAACCTTAGTTGCCTCGCCAGGAACGCGCACGGGATTATCGTCGGATACACCGATACTGCCCGTTACTCACACGTCATTTGAGGATAGGCTTCCGGTGGAGTGTGATCTTGTTATCTTACAGGCTCACACTCCACCGGAGAGTCTATGCTTTGCAAGCACTGTGAGCAGGAAAAAGAGGCAACCGAGTTTTATCCGCAGTCGAAGTCGAAGTGCAAGTTGTGTACAAACGCGTCCAACACGGCGCGGTACTATGCGAAGTATCGGCAAAAGCTGCTTGCTGCACGGCGTGAGAAGGAGCAGCAGAACAAGGCGATACGCATAGAACACACCGATGAGCAGCGTGCGTACATGGCTGGCATCGTTGACGGAGAAGGATCCATTCAGATACGGTGCCATGGCACAAAAGGCGGCAAGACAGGACACATAGGGCAGTACACGTTGATCGTGCAGGTGGTCAACACGTCAAAGCCGTTGATTGACTGGCTGGTGGAAAATTGGGGTGGGGCTACCGCTTACACTCCTGAAAAGTCGGAGCTTAACCGCAAGGCGAAGTGGTCGTGGTCGGTAACGGCAAACAACGCGTTGCGTGTGCTGGACGAGGTGTACGAGTTTTTGGTAATCAAGCGGACGCAGTGCAAGCTGGGCCGCAGGTTCCAGAGGTACGCGCAGCGGACGGGACGAGAGCGGACGGAAAGAATTACGCGCCTGCACCATCGTTTCTTCTCTGAGATGCGTATCCTCAACAAACGTGGTGTCAACTAACAGGAGTCACCCATGAGCGTAGGAAACGCTTTCATGCCTCGGCCCGGCCGGTTCGGGACGCAGCCGGTGCCGCTGACCAGCGGGCGCATTAACACCGGCACGCTGGCCGCTGGCACGCAGAACCACAACATCGGGGCGATGGCGGCGACGTGCGTTGTTTCGCGCGCCACCATCTGCGCCGAGACGTTCCCCACAGCGGCGACGAGTTGCACGCTGCAGCTGTTCAAGATGACGGGGGTGACGGCGCTGGCCTTGACGGCGGCGGTGGACGTCAACGCCAAGACGGCTGACACGCCGATTCAGGTGGCGGTGACCGGCACGCTGACCGATGCCCAGCGCACGCTGCTCCCCGGGGACAGTCTCCGGGTGGCCATCGTGACGGTCGGCGCGGTGTCGGTGCAGCCGGACGATCTGCTCATCGTGGTCGAACTGCTCGTGCAGGACTAGGACGTGTCGGTCCTGGTGAACGCACTGGGGCGCCCTGAGCCGTCGCCGGAGGTCCAGCGGCGGCTTCGGGCGGTCCACCCGAACCTGTTCCTGCGCTTCATCGACCATCTCGGGACGCACTGGGCGATCTGCTGGCAGTGGCCGGAGAACGACCGGCGCTGGGAGACGGTGCAGAGTGGGGAGGTCGATCCCGCCCGCGCGCACGACATCGTCGGTTACCTGCCGATGGACTGCTCCGTGGACGAGGCGCCCGCGCACCTGCACCGCGTCATGCGGACGTTCCCGAAGGAGGAAGTGGCGGCGCTGGCGGATCGCATCCTCCGGTTCAACGAGACGGAGGCGCTGAACGAGCAGGTCAACGCGGTGCTGCAGGAGCTGACGGACAGCCCGGACCCCACGGGGCTGACGAAGGTGCGGCGGGGTCGCAAGGTCAAGGTTTCCCCCGCCATCTAGCGTTCCCCCTCTGAGGCGCCCATGCCCGCTGTGACCCGTGCCCAACTGATAAGCGACACGCGGGAATACATGGACGCCGTCCAGTCTACCCGCTGGTCCGACAGTTTCATCCAGACGGTGCTGAACGCCGTCTATGACGCCGAGTGGTCGAACATCCTGAACGCTGCGCCGTACTACCGGTTCGCGCAGCGGAACGTGACCACGGACGCCAACGGGCAGGTCGCGCTCACCGCGCTGGACAGCGGGGGCGGCGA